CTTACTAAGGGCTAAAAAGTTTTTTGCAAAAAAATATTTTCTGGTGTATATATAAAGGATGAATAACTTAAAGCCTTTGAAAAAGGGTCGGGGAAGACCAAAAGCTGACCTACATAGTAAGCTTACTCGGAAACAAGAACTCTTCGTAAAAGAGATCGTTTCTAATGATGGCATGATAACTTTGAGAGAAGCTGCAATTAATGCTGGTTATCCAGCTTCTTCAGCTCATACTAGAGCTTATGAAATGACCAATCCTCAAATCTGTCCTCATATTTGTAGAGCTATCCAAGCTTATCGAGATGAGTTGGATGAGAAATATGGAATTACGTTTAAAAGACATTTACGAGATTTACAAAAGATAAGAGATTTGGCCATTGATAACGGGGCATATTCAGCCGCAGTTCAAGCTGAATATAGAAGAGGCCAAGCTAATGGTAATATTTATATTAACAAATCTGAAATCCGTCACGGGACTATAGATAGTATGTCTAAGGATGAAGTCCTGAAAGCTTTAAAAGAGTTGAGACAAAATGAACCGAGATACGCTGAAGAAGTTATTGAACACGAGGACAACAAATCCGACAAAGAAGGAAGCGGGTCTGTACGAACAATTAAAGAGAGCCTCACTACAATACAATAAACCAATCCGACTTAGCAGAATAGAAAACTGGATGACCCTTGGCCTTCCGGATTTACTTATTTGTGATCACAATCATAAATTTCATTTTGTAGAATTGAAATATGTAAAATTTAATGCAGTCAATTTAAGTCCTCAGCAAATTAGTTGGATTACACTACATAAGGGAGCTTCTGTTTGGATATTAGTTAAAAGCACCAAAGGCCTTCATTTATATAGAGCTGACCAAGCCATAGAGCTGAAAGAACAAGGAATAAAATTAGAGCCACATTTCTTTTGTCCTGAGCCTTTTGATTGGAAAAAAACTTTTGACTTGATCTTATAGAAAAAATCGCATATCGTTGTCTTAACTTAAACAAATAGCTTGGAGGCTAGATATGGTTAAATTAAAAACTAAAAGATATTGTTTCACTTCTGTTGCAGATACTGAATTAGAAAATCATTATCGTGTAGCAAAGGTTTATGAAAACAAAAGCGGTTACTATCCATTGGGTAAATCAAAGCCTGATAATCACGAAGTGGATAAGTTTGTTAGTGAAGATGGCGAACACATTCAAAGAATCTGCGATCAATTTAATGACGGTCTTAATGTTACTAAAGATGACATTGATCAAATAGTTCATTCTTCTGTTAGATTACAATTTCATCCTTGGGAGGCTGACAATGAGTAAAAAAGATTACACCGTTAAGTATGACGTTTGCATTTGGTTTGATAGAAACTTTTTAGTTCAGGCTAATTCTCAGGAAGAGGCTGAAGAAAAAGCTGAACAGTTACTTCATGAAACTGAAAACGATTTGTATGCCACAGTAAATCCAATACCTTCTTTAGATTATAAAAAGTTAGAAGACTGGGTCTTTGGCGATGCTCAATTTAAATTAGATACTGTTCATGTTGTGGAGGATTAAATGGAATATGAAGAAGCAAAACAAAAATTTATAGATACAGTCAATTCACTGGAAGGCCGTGATTTAATGTATTTTTTAATTCAAGATTGTATGGGTTTAAATGCAAATTCTAAACAAAATTTTGATTTTTATTATGTTTTACAAAATATTGAAGGTGACGCTATTACTGCTTTTCTTGCAGATAATTTAAGCGATAGACTTGTAAAGAATTTTATTAAGGAGGAGATTAATGAAACACTGGAAAACTAAAAATGAAATGGGAAATGGTTTTCAATATGATGAAAAAGAACATGAAGAAATTTCCTATAATTCATTATTAAATGTTGAAAAGCATGAAGAAAATACTATGAGAACTAATTATCTTGTAAGGGATATTTGGAATAAAAAACAAATAATTGAATTGCGAGATTTTATTAATCAAGAAATAGAAAATAAGGAGGCGAATGATGAATAAAGAAGATAAAATTTTAAAAACTTTAAGCCCAGACTTTGGCCAGCTGAGACTGACCAACACTATGCTTAATAAGGCAATAATAGATGCTAATACAAGTATCAGGCGATTTGCTAAATTATTAGGTGTAGATTTTGATAAAATGGAAAAAGGCGATAAACATAAGCGGCTGGCCTATTATGAAGATGATACAATCTGCACAATTTCATTTTATAAAACTGTTAATAGAGGTGATAGGAGATTGTCAATATCTGGCATAAAAAAGAAGGCCCAGATAAATGATCTTATAGCATTTAATTACAAAAGAGTAATACTGGATAATGATCTGGAGCAAACTGTAATCGTTATAAATGTAACAGCTAAAGCTGAGAATAGGAAGGTCGCGTAATGTTATTTTTATACAAACTTTTAGGTCGTTTATTTTATGGCAGTAATTTTGAAAAGTATAATAAAGGTGATCCATTTAAAGGGCGGCGCAGAAAGTAATTTGACATTTATCGCATAAAAGCGCATAACATAGGGGCGGTCTAATTAAGGGCCGCCTTTTTGCATATTAATAGGAGAAAAATAATGCAGACAAATAAACAAAACAATTCGGCATTAAAACATTATGCCAATACTAAATATAGCGAATGGACTAAGAAGCTGGGCCAGCAACATTGGCAATATCCATACCCTGATAGATCAGGAACATTTTGTGGCAAACCTATGCTAGGTAATAATTATGCAGATTTAATTAAGCCTGAATATAAAACGCCTTGCCCTGATTGTGTAAGAGCTATTTTTGAATTAGAAAAACAAAAAAGAAGGAGTAAAGAAAATGCCTAAAAATATTTATCGTTTAGCAATGGATTTCAAATCCAAAGAATCTATGAAAAAATTTATAGATGAATTAGTTGCGCAAGGTGATCTGGGGGACGTTGCTATTTATCCTATGGACGCTCTACATGAAAAGAATAAAACAGAAAAATACATTGTTAGAGGTTATGAAGCTGGCAATGGTATTAATCCGCTATAAATTATCAGTTTGACATATATGCGATTTTATGCGCATACTGAGGGCGGCCTAATTAAGGGCCGTCTTTTTGCATATTTAAAATAGGAGAAAATAATGCACAATATAGAAAATGAGACTAATACTTTATCTAACCTTTTAAGAAAAATACAAGGTGACAATGCTAGGAAGCAAGATTTTATTGCGCCTACTAGTGAACTTCATTTTAAAACTAATGTTTGGCCTCAAGATCCTAATGAGTCAGAATTAATTATGGAAGGAGCTGGCGGCGTTCCAACTCAATTCTTTAAAGTTAATAATTTATGTTTTGACCAAATAGCTCAAAAGAATGGTTTAGATACAAGGACCGCTAGACGTTTACAAGCGGACTATCCAGCTGAATATGATTCGCTAACTAATGCTATTTTTCAAAAAGAGGATAGTAAAAAAATGATTAGGACATATCTTGATAGCGGAAATTATGGAACGGCGCGCGCTTTTTTATCTGATAGATTTAAAACTTTTGATAATTCTGATTTATTAGAAGCCGCCTTACCTCAGCTCATGGAATCTGATGCGTGCTGGAAAATAGTTAACGCAGATATTACTGAAAAGAAAATGTATATTAGATTAAAATCTGAAATTATCACTGGAACTGGTGCAAACTTACAGGACCTTTGCGGACACGGTGTTGGCATCTCCAATTCTGAAACTGGTGCTGGATCGATAAATGTTCACGCCATACAATGGACTTTAGCTTGTTTAAATGGGATGCAAACTGAAAAACAAACTAGGAAGGCCCATATTACCAGCGCGCGTGAAGGTGATACTTGGAATCTTTTGACTAGTGAAACTAAAGAAGCGGACAACCATTCTTTAAAACTACAGTTAAGAGATATTGTCAGCTCTTATTCATCCAGAGAATCTTTTGACGAAACGCTAGAAAAAATGAAATTGGCCGCAGAAGATTCTATTGAAATACCTAAAGCGGAGGCGGTCGAAAATCTAGGGAAAGTTTTAGCTTTATCTAAAAAAGAAACTAGTAGTGTTTTAGAAGGTTTATTAAATACTATTGGCCAAGCTGGTTATGAAAATAACGGCCAGCCTTTAAACCGCGCAACTTTTGTAAACGCTGTTACACGCGTAGCTAATACAGCTGAAGCGGATAACGTAGATTTTTGGCAAAAGCTGGGCGGCCAAGTTTTAAACATGAGAAAAACTGACTGGAATCGCGTAGCGGTTGCCGCTTAAAACTTTACTCAATACCATAATAAAAAAGGCCTCATTTAATGGGGCCTTTACTTTTTTAAAGATATATATAATTATATGGGACCATTAAAACAAATAGGAGATAAAAAAATGGATAAGGAATTAATAAAAATAAAAAAAGAATTAAATAGCGGCGTTTATAAAAGTGAGGTTGTTTTAAAATTTGTTAAAGAATGGCTGGATGAGGATATAAAATCTTCAGGGCTAGGCCTTGAGGCAAAAGAAAA